GAATACGATAAAAACCATTAACAGAGTAGAGTGGTCAGGATCCGCACGATACAGCGAACATCAGCGGCACCTGACGAATGCTCTTACTGAATTTACTGGACTTAATCCCGATACCATCTCATTTGAGATGGTTCTTTCTGTATATTTGGGCGTTGATCCGATGACGGAGCTTACCAAGCTATGGGAATATGAACGCAGCGGAAAAGCTGTTACCCTTGTTATCGGAGAAAAGGTATACGGAAAATATAGGTGGACAGTCAAAAGCCACAAGATAAAGTTTGAGACATACGACAAAAAAGGAAATATGACCGGAGCTACTGTTGTTGTCGATTTGCTTGAATATCTGAAATCATGAGGTGGTGCTATGAGTTATGAGGTAAGTCCAAAAGAGATAAACAGATTAACATTGAATGAAACCGATACCATTGCCTCTGTTAAGCAAAATATTGCTATACTGCTTTCGACTCGCCAGCAAACGATTCCGTTATATAGAGAATTCGGGTTGCCAATGCAATTTATTGACAAACCAATGCCTGTTGCAAAAGCAATGTTAATTGCAGAGGTTAGGGATGCTATTGCACAGTTCGAACCTCGTGCAAGGCTCATAAACGTCAGATTTGAAATGGATAAAGACACGCCTGGTAAAATAATTCCGGTTGTGGAGGTGGAAATAAACAATGAGTAGGAATCCTGAATATCAATTTGTAAGCACGGATACAAATGAATTAGTATCAAAGCTTATTTCTGCCTATGAAAAAATTACCGGTATTGTTGTCCACCCTGCAAGTCCGGAAAAATTATTTATACAATGGATAGCTAACATCATAATCCAAGAACGAGTTTTAAACAATTATACCGGTAATCAAAACCTTCCCAGTAGAGCCGAGGGAGAAAATCTTGATGCTCTTGGTGAATTGTTCTATGGCCAAAAAAGACCTCCTGCTCAAGCGGCAGTATGTACTCAGCGTTTTTATATTTCAGCAGCACAACCATCAGCGGTATTGATACCTGCGGGCACTCAGGTTACAGATGCAGGGAATACTCTCGTCTGGGAAACGACGACAGACGTATATATTGAACCCGGCAACCTTTATGCAGATGTTATGATTCAATGCTTAACTGCTGGCAAGATTGGAAATGGATATGAGCCTGGGCAAATCAATACCATCATTACTCCGTTTGAATATTATGACCACTGCGAAAACGTAACAACAAGCGATGGAGGTTCGGATGCGAGCACAGATCATGAGTATTATGAACTCATGCGAAATAGTCAAGATGCATATAGTACCGCCGGCGCAAAAGGCAGTTATATCTATTTTGCAAAACAAGTCTCAAGGGAGATAGCCGATGTGGTTGTTAATTCTCCTGAACCGGGACATGTTAATATATATGTTTTAATGAATAATGGAGAGATTGCAGGTACAGAAATCAAGAACGCTGTACTTGCTGCCTGTAATTCTGATTTTGTACGGCCTCTTACAGACTTTGTAAAGGTAGAGGATCCGGAGATAGTAAGCTATGACATCGAATTTACCTATTACATTCCCAGTAATACATCCATGAGCTCTGCGGAGATAGAAAGCCATGTAAATGATGCAGTCGAACAGTATATAGCATGGCAAAGCGCGCGACTTGGTCGGGACATCAATCCATCTTATTTATCGGGCTTGCTCATGCAGACTGGTATAAAGCGCATCGTATTAAACCAGCCAACCTTTACTCCGTTGCGCGATGGAAGCGACAATACTGTACCTCAGGTCGCTGCTGTTGGGACCATAACAATCACGAACGGAGGTTTCGAAGATGAATAAAGACTACGGTATAACCGCCGAAAATTTACTAAAAACCTTCCCGCAAGTCCTTAAGGAAAATAAAAGCATGCTTGCGCTTGCGACTGTCATTGCAGAAGAACTTGCACAACGGCCATCTGAAATTGATAGATTGATGATTTATACTCGCATCGACACGCTTCCTGAAGAATTGCTTGATATCCTCGCTTACGATTTTAAAGTTGATTGGTGGGATTACGACTACACCTTGGAAGAAAAACGCAGAACGCTTAAGGATAGCTGGAATGTTCACAGAACGCTTGGCACTAAGGGAGCTGTTGAAAAGGCCATATCAGCAATATATCCTGGTACTCAGGTCGACGAATGGTTTAACTATGGCGGAGAACCGTATCACTTTAAGCTATTGATTGATGCGACATATGAAGGAGTTGATCCAGTAAAACATCAGAGAGTTTTAGACAGAGTCGGCTACTATAAAAACCTTCGCTCACACATGGATGGCATCGAGTACATAGCTACACCATCAGGATATTGCCGTAGCTATGGCGCCATAGCATTTGCAGGCGTAGGCATCGAAATAACTGTGGAGGTGGCTGTATATGGCGTGGGATAACGCAGTTGTAACTAATAATGGAGTTGCCATGCTCCAACAGGTCCTCGCAGGAGAAGTGCTTACTCTTGATTGGGCAGCTGGAGGCACAGGGACAGTACCACCATCATCCCTCATGGCACAAACAGCACTTAAAGAGCAAAAGCAGAATTTTGCAATTACAGGAGCGGCCAATGTTCCGAACGGAAAAAAAATAAGCGTACAGATTACTAACGTTGGATTGATGGCAGGATATCTTTTACAGCAGGTAGGTATTTGGGCACATGTGGGGAATAGCCCACCGGTCCTGTTTGCAATCCTTCAGGACAATACCGGCATTGCGATTCCGTCCGATTCCGAAGTGCCGGACTTTGCAATGAATTTCTATGCTGTCATTGATTTTAGTAATGAAAGTAACTTTAATCTCATAGTAGATCCATCTGCATTAGTAACTCTCGGCGAACTGAACGAAAAGCTTGCTAATTTAGAAACAAAAGAAGGGGCACAAGCAAAAGCTGATGCTGCACTGAATTCAGCAAAACAATACACAGACCAAGAGGTAGCTGAAGTAAGCCAAGCACTTGATGCGCACAAGGCCGCTGCAGCTCCCCATAGCGGACATGAGACGCCCGCCGGCGCTCAGGCGAAGGCTAATACTGCCGAAGCAAATGCGAAGGCATATACTGACGCACACGAGCAAAAAGCAGCTCCCCATAGCGGACATGAGACGCCCGCCGGCGCTCAGGCGAAGGCAAATGCAGCCGAAGCTAATGCAAAAGGTTATACAGACACTCATGCGGGTACTAAGAACACGCACGGAGTTGGATCTGGATACTATATCGCGAAAACCAGACGTTCTGATCAACTGCTGGCATGGAATGATGTGCAGGGGAAACCGTCCAACTTCACACCGTCAGCTCATAAAAGCACTCACGCCAGTGGTGGCAATGATGCTTTGACGCCTTCAGACATTGGCGCTGAAACCCCTGCCGGCGCTCAGGCGAAGGCGGATGCGGCAGCAGGGGCGGTGCAGGCCCAGCTTGATGCGCATTTGTCTAAAGATGCGTCAAAAGATAATGTGCATGGGTTGAGGAGTAGTACATTAGCGTTAGGCGATAACTCTTTAGCATCAGGCACATATTCGATTGCTATAGGTCTAAACTCAAATTCTGGGGGAGCTTATGGCAGGGGTATTGCAATAGGCTGTAATACTTCAACAGGTAGTTATTCAATAGCAATAGGCTATAGTGCCACTACGTCAAATTCACAATCGTCAATAGCAATAGGGAATAACGCCAAAACAGGCGCTGCTGAAGGTGCGATAGCGATAGGGCTTAACGCTAATAGCACTAAAGACGGTATAGCGTTAGGAATTAATTCAACAAACAACTCGAGTAGTTCTATAGCATTAGGAGAATTGGCGACTGTAGGAAATAGTTATGAAGGCGTATTAGGCGTTCCTTCTAATGTATTTGGTCCAAGAGAATGGATAGTTCCTGGCAATTTCACCGTCAGTGGCACTAAGAATTTTGAAATTCCCCATCCTAAACCTGAAAAATCAGCTACCCATAGGATTAGACATGGTGCAGTAGAATCCCCTACTCCAGGCGATACTCTCTATAGGTGGAAAGTACAATCCACAAAAGACAATGACTTAGTTACTATTGACTTGCCTGATTATTTTGTTTGGCTGAACAAAGATGTTCAAATATTTGTAACGCCACAAGGACATTTTGGAAATGGATATGGCGAACTAAACGAAGAAACAGAACAACTAGAAATTCATTGTCAATTTGCTGGAGAATACAACGTCCTAGTCATAGGTACAAGAAATGATGACCATCAATCAGTCAGAGATTGGTACATTAAAGGCGTAGAGAGAGAAATCGGCGAATCGTGGACAGGTGAAACTTACGCATTTAGCGTGGACGAGATTATTGAGATTGAAGAAATTAAGGAGGTCATATAATGAATATTATTATTAAGTCAAGCAATATTCAATTCAAAAATCCACAAATAGGACAGCCCACTAGAGCAGTAGAGGAGCACTACAATGGAAGAAGGATTATAGCTGATGTAGACGGGGAAGAAAGAGTGTTTAGGTTCAAGAAGGAAGAAATGCCTTTTATAGTGGATGAGGATGAGATGATAGAATTAATTAGGCAGAAAATAGAGGAAGAACAACATTAACACCTAGCAGGGTGTATTTTTTTATGCCCGGGTGCCGGCCAAATGGCGAGATGCTGTGCTGGCACTTCTTGAGGAAGCTAATATCGAAATAGAGTAATGCAAGCATACAAATGCGGCCTTGTAAATACAGGGCCGCATTTTTATTTCGATTTGAGGAGGACGATATATGAGCGAAATAGCAATATTATCAACAGTACTTGGCATTTTAGGCACAGTATGTGCCATAGCGTTCGGATATGCCACTTACAAAAGAAACCATCGGGTTGATAGTGAGAATGAAGGCAGAGAAAGCGGGACAATCCTGACCGAGATCGGATACATCAAAGCTGGCGTGGATGACATCAAGCGCAAACAGGAAAAACAGGATGAAAGACACCTTGAAATCATCTCCCGTATTACAGCTGTGGAGCAATCAGCCAAGCAGGCACATCATCGGATTGACAGACTTGAAGGCAAAGAAGCTCATCTGTAGCACAAGGAGGCGGACAGTATGGGCAGGAAGCATAAAAAATCCAGGAAAAAGAAACTGGAATTCTCAAAGATAATTTTCATCTGTGTTTCAATTGGCACTATTTCAGTGGCCGTTTTTTCATGTGTCATGATTTGGAGGAC